TTCCATCAATATCAACGTTACCGGAAATATCTAAAGATGCCCCTGTTACAGTTCCAACTGTTATATTTGGAGTACCAGTTAAACCTGCAGCAGTTCCTGTTGTATTTTGATTGAGTGTGGGAATTCTAGCAGCATCAAACGTACCAGAAGTAACTTTACTTGCTGCTAAATCTGGTATTCTGGCAGCATCAAACGTACCAGAGGTAACTTTACTTGCAGGAAGAGCACCAACTCTAGCAGCAGCGACTGTTCCCGAAGAGATATTAGAACCATTTAAGTTCGTTAAGTTTGCACCACTGATTGCCGGTAAAGTTCCTGTAAGATTACCAGCAGGAAGATTAGTGAGTGATGCACCAGAACCACTAAAGGATGTAGCAGTAATAACACCACTAAGTTTTACATCCCCACCAACATCTAACTTTGATGTTGGGATTGTTGAGTTAATACCGACATTACCGGCAGTAAAAAATGTATTATAACTATCTGTTCCTGTGCCTACCCTAAATGGGTTAACGGCGATGACTGTTACTCCAGCACCAACATCTTTTGACGCATACAGAAGACCATCGTTAGTGTTTAAAGCAATCTCTCCTAATGGGACTTGTGCGGCGGTAGGAATTTTACCGGCTACAGCCGACCTCTTAAACTTAATCTTTGGATCTGCCATTTTTTATGCGTCTATGTAGTCATTCTATGACCAGTATATACTGGTGCTCTAGATATTTATTAGAACTCTTCGGCGACTAAATCCTTTGTTTTTGCCTTTCGTGATCTTGTGGGAGTAGGTGCTGGTTTATTTCTTTCTTCTTCAAGTTCTCTTGTTACTTGCGAAAGTCGTTCTTTCAAAGAACGAGAAGATTCATTACTAGAGTTAACTGCTTCACTTGCAGCACTCACCTGCTTCTGAAGTTCAGTAATCCTATTAGCATAGACTTCCGCTTGCTGTTTATACTTCATCTCTCTAGTTTCTGCAGCAACGGTCTGATTAAAGAAGTCCTGTGCTTTTTGTTGATAAATCGCAATCAAATTTTTATAATCTTGTTCATCCATAAGGGGAAGTCATTCTTCCCCTATTTATCAGAATGCTCCAGCATCAATTGTTGTGTTCTCAAGAATGATTTCTCCGCTGCTGCAACCAAATATTCTTTGAGTTCCAGTACAACCACTTACATAATACTCTGCTGATTCAAATCCAGCACCTTCATTGTTAGTAAGAACTCCAGCAGACTCAGAAACTTTCTTTGCTGCAACAATACGACCGGTGCTATCATCAAAATAAACACCAGCTTTGAATGGATTGCTTCCATCGTGCCAGTGGAATATAACACCAATATCTCTGTTTAGGTCGGATGATGGAGCAGAACCACTATCTGTACCCAGTTCAATGAGTTGGTCTTGTATTGTTGTTATTGTGGAATTAACCTGTGTGGTAGATCCATTAACAACTAAGTTACCGCCAACAGTTAGATTAGAAGCAGTTGCAACAGCACCTGTAGAATCAGTAATGGTAATTGCAGCGGTGCCGTCTCTTGCTTTGAGATTAGTTGCTTCAACAGTTGGAACATCAATCGCAGTTGTTACATTGACTGTATTTGGAAGTCCAATGGTAAATGTCTGTCCAGAAACAGAAGTCTCAACCTCATTTGCTGTGCCATTAATAGTAAGAGTTTGTGATGTAGAAACTGTGCCAGTTCCAGAATCACCTGCGATAGATGTAGTTACATCAACTGCACCAACCTCAGCGTCAACATATGCCTTGATTGATTGCTGTGTAGCAAGTGCTGTAGCACTGTTGGAAGACATATTGTCCTCATCATTTACTGCAGTTACTGCAGTGCCATTCAATGTCAGTTGTGGAGTTGTAAGATTGGTTGTGATTGTAACACTATTTGGAAGACCGATCGTTACAGCAGCAGTTTCAGAACCACTACCAGAAACATCTACTTCATTTGCAGTGCCAGCAACAGTTGCAACATAGTTACCGGTTGTATCTGTACCAAGAGCAACAGAATTTGCTGTAACATTTGTTGCTGTGGAAGAGTTAGTATTGACTGCATTACCCATGTAACCATGAGAAGAGCATTGATAATGCAAAACTACAGGTGTGGTATCAGATACTTCAATCTGGGTGTAAGAACCTGAACTACCTGCTGTTCCATTTACAGTAACACCAGTTGTATAAGCAGTTGTCTTAGCTGCTTCAAGATAGAAACGGAATGGATGACCACCGTTACTAGAATCGGAGGTATCAAACTTATAAGTTCTACCTGGAGTTAAAGTCAGGAAGGGTGCTTGTACTCCATCAAGGACATAAGCAGAGCCACTACCAGTTCCTTGATACCTATGTGCTGCTGTCTTGGAAGCAACGGTAACAGTGATTGTCTTTGCAGTTCCATTATGAGGTGCCTGAATAAATGAGTGACCTGCAAATCTTTCGGCGTTACTGACACCAGTTACGGTCAAGTCGTCTGCAACAGTTACATCATCACCACTTAAAGTAAGAGCAGTTGTACCACCACTTGACTTGATGGTGTTTCCTGTAACTGTAAGATCGTTGGTTACTGTGAGATTATTTCCAATCGTTACATCGTTAGGAAGACCAATGGTAAGAGTGTTTCCTGAACCAGAGGTTTCAATTTCATTAGATGTGCCTGCGATAGTCAGAGTTTCACTATCAAGATCGATTGAAAGTGCGCCACCACTATCTCCTTGGAAGTCTAAATCAGATCCAGTGATTTGAGAATTAACATATGCCTTGATAGACTGTTGAGTTGCAAGTTTTGTATTGCTGTCGCTAGCAAAATTATCTTCGTCTAGAACACCAGTAACAGAGGAACCACCAGCAGAGAATGCGAGAGTTCCAAGCGTTGTTGTTCCAGTAACACTCAATCCACCGCGAAGAGTTGCGGCATAGTTTGAGTTGATTGCATTAGAGTTAGTAACAACAGCGTTACCCATGTAACCATGAGCAGAGCACTGATAGTGAAGCACAGATGGAGTTTCATCTCCAACTACAATCTGCGTGTATGCTCCAGCATTACCTGCTGTACCGTTTGTGGTAACATTTGTAGTATACTGAGTAGTCTTATCCGCTTCCATATAGAAGAGGAATGGATGACCACTATTACTTGAATGTGATGTATCAAATTTATAAGTTCTACCTGGAGTCAAAGTAAGGATAGGAGCCTGAACTCCATCCAGTAAATATCCAGATCCACTACCAGTTCCTTGATATCTGTGAGTTGCATCTTTACTCGCAACAGTAACAGTAATGGTTGTTGTGCTTCCATAAGGAGCAGAGAGGAACTTATATCCCTTTATATAACCCTGAACATCAATCAGTGTTGATACAGTAGCAGCACTAGATACATTTACATCATCAAGATCTGCAAGTCCAACAACATTAAGAGTTGACCCATCAAAGGTAAGATTTGCACTATCTTCAAGTTCTCCACCAGAACCAGCGATGACTACACGATTATTTGTGAGATCCTCTACAACTGCTGTAGCAAATGTAGCAGTAGAATTGGCATCAATTGCACCAGAGAATGTTACTCCAGCAGCATGAGTTGTGACACCTGCAATACTTACATTATCAAGATTTGTATGTCCATCTACATCTATATTACCTGTTACTGTAGCATTACCGCTCGCAGTTAAACTTGTAAAAGCACCAGTTGAGGCAGAGTTAGCACCAATCGCAGCACCATCGATGCTACCACCATCAATATCAGCAGTATCGGCAACTAAAGCATCGATGTTTGCTGTGCCATCTAAGTGAAGATTTCTCCACTGTAAAGATGACGTTCCTAAATCTCTTGCATCATCAGTAGATGGAACTAAATCACTATCAAATCTACCAGTTGCGGTAATTGTATCAGATGTTGCATTACCAAGGTCTACATTACCTTCAACAGACGCATTACCTGAAACTGTGAGACCTGTAAGAGTTCCAACACTTGTAAGTGAAGAGTTGACAACTGCACCGCCAAGAGTTGTAGCATTCAGAACGCTTGTATTGTTAATCTTATATGCTTTACCAGAGGCAAGATTTAAGTTCTCTGATGCACCCCAGTTGTCACCGGTTGCTTCAAACTGGAAGGTCTTGTCTCCCTCACCAGAATCAACAGTAATACCGGCACCATCAGCAGCTGCATCATTAGCAGCACCAGTGGCAACCTGAATATTTTTATCATCTATATTAACTGTCGTTGAGTTAATGGTGGTTTGTGTTCCGTCAACTTGGAGATTACCAGCAACAACGAGTGTTCCTGTGTTGTCTCCGACACCAGCAGGGTCAATCGTAATAGTTGCAGGACCAGAAATTGTATTAGTGGTAAGACGAAGTGCCGATCCCTCAGCACCTAAATGAACTGCCGTAGCAGTCGCAACACCAGCGATATTAACGTCATCGAGCTCTGTATGACCATCAACATCCAAAGACCCATTTGCGTCGATTGCAGCACTAAATGTGGCGGTCTCAGCAACGTTTAATACATCTAAATCAGTCTGCCCATCTACATCTAGTGTTCCGCTAAGGGTAGTATTGCCAGTAACAGATGCATTATCAGTAATCTGAACTGTTCCACCAGCAGAATCTAAGATAAGATTTCCTGCCGTTGTATCAATCTCATTAGCTGCTGTTCTACCGATCTGAACATCATCTAATCTACCACCAGATTGAAATGTGCCAATACCAGTTGCATTAACATCACTAAACGACCCAGTAGATCCTGGAACTGATACGCCTTTAATGCCGGTATACCTTGCACCACTTACATAAACACTCTTTCCAGAAAAATTTACACCGTTTGGAAGATTTGTTCCGATAAAGTGCAAAGTACCCGATTGATAGTCAAAAAACCATTCATCATTATTACCAGAACCAGCACCGAATACCTGAGTTCCACTACTAGCAGCGTTAGCAGCATCTCCAGCAGTATGAACATATACCTTTACAAGATAAGTTGATCCAATCTCTGGAGGAATCCAATCTATTAAACCAGTTTTCCAAGTTCTATTAGATGATGCCGATGCATCTGCTGTGGTTTCATCAGGCGCAGAAGTTGGATATACAGTAACTACACCAGCAGAAGATGCTGGCATTGTGCCTGGGATTAGATCTGCCTGAGATAATACATTATTTCCTCTTAGGAGTAGAGGACTTGCTATTGATTCATTAGTTGCCTTCTTGTTGGCATTAGTATCGGTCTTGGAAACTCCGTAACCAAGTTTCTTCCAAAGAAAATCAACCTTTTGTGCTTCTGAAATTGCCATTTACTTATTTACCTTAGGATACAGAAAGAGCTGTTACGGATTGACCAGAATCTAATGCAATTCGTATCAAAACAACATTACCAGTAGCATTACTAAGATTTTCTGATCCAAGAGTCATTGTATAACTTCCACTTAATGCAGTATCTGCTTGGATTCTATCACCACCAGTTGAAGCACATCCATCACTACCATTACCACCTGTGCCGCTTCCGGGAATACCGGATCCAGCGTATTGAGTATCCGCTTTTAACCATCCGTTGATACCACTAGTACTATCTATCTGAGTTCCGGGTGCCGCAATCCAGAGACCTGTAATCCCACTTGATGTAATATTTATATTAAAGTTAGCAAGTGGTGTTCTTCGGAAGGCAAACGTGAAATATTGTTTTGCCGGTGCAGAACTTCTATCTGGACCTGCAGGGAGATATCCAGAAGAGAAATCTGTTTGGTCAAACTTGATAACTCCAAGTCTGAGGATTGCTTCTTTCACACCAACAGTTCCAGAAGTTAATGACTCAGTATATGGTTGATTTGTATAGAAGTTTGTGCTTCCGCTAAATGATGGATTATCGGCAGTAGCATCCTTAAAGTCATAGATTCTTACTCCATCATCATCAAATCCATCACCCAGAGAATCAGAAACTGCAATCGCGATTTCACTAATTCCGCTTTGTGATGCGGTATGAACCTGAACATTTGTAGTAATATCAGAACCGTAAGAACCAACACCATTCACATTACGAGCACGAGCCTTGACTCTACTAATGGTTCTTACACTTGAAGAAGTGATTGGAACCGTGAGATTGCCGATTGCATATGCAGAAGAAGTTCCAGTGTTAGCGAGTGGAATACCGCTACTTAACATGGTTGTAGATCCATCAATCTGTGCATATGTGTAATCACTATTAGTGATTGCGTTTGATGATGTTCCCTCCTGGTTGCTTCCGTCATCTACCTCAACAATATTTGACTGGTTAGTATGACACTGACCAACTAAATTTGAAATAGTTACTCCAGAGAGAGTAAGTGTTGGTGAACCAGAGTTGTAATAAGGAACACCAGAGATATATCTAAACGTTCCTGCAGTTCCCTGAGCAAGACTTCCCGCTGCAGAGATGCTTGGACTTGCAGTTAAGTTATCCTTTACAAATTTGACGGTATTTGTGGACCCTTGAGCACTATGAACCAGTTGCATACTATTCGCACCGGTTGATAGAGAAGCAACAGATTTAGAAACTCTTGCCTTAAATCCTTTGTAAAGTCCAGGATAGTAAATGCTGTTAGCAAAAGATGTTGTTGAACCAGAAGAATCTAAGAGTTGATAATCACTTTCATCGGTGATCTGAAGACTTGTATAGTTTCCAGTATCATCACCAGAAGTAAGTCCCCTGCTACCATCAGTTGACCCAGTTACATTAGCAGAGAGTGTTCCGTTATTTCCATCATAAGCAAAGGTTGTTATAGGACCAGCAGTTGCTGTTCCACTAGAGACTCTTGTGACAGAATCACCAGCGTTAAATCCACTTACCCCGTTAGCAGAAAATCCAGATGCGAGTCTTGGCGAAGTTCCTTGACTGGAAACGTTCGAAAGTGTCTTAGTTCCAAGATTGGCAGGAGCAGCAACATCGTCTTGATAAACTTTGATTGCTGTTGTTGTGGCTTTTGGAATCTCAGACGGATCAGTTGTTGTATGGTTGGTAATTGTAAGAGTAACATTATCTGTGCTAGTGCCACTACTTGTACCATCTGCCCACTGGTGAGAAAGTCTTCCAGCAGATCCACCTGCACCACCAGCAGCATTGTCTGTGGTTACAGTTTGTACAGAAGATCCATCCCCCCAGTTGATCGTGAATGTTGCTCCAACACCGGTTGCATTTTGTGTGGTATTGTCAAGGTGCAGAGTATGATAATTGCTAGGACCACCGCCATTATCAATGACATAGAGGTCATTTCCGCTCAGTGCTGATCCACCAGAGGATGCTCTGAACAGGCTGAATCCCATTACAGGAGCAGGAGTGAACACTGTGATGAAGTTACTCTTTGTTAGAGACTGAGAGTGACCTGCGCCTACACCAGAAGAGTTTCTTGCTACGACTGTTACATTATAAGTACCACCACCAGAATCAGTATAATTGTGTGTTGGTGTAGAGTCTGTGGTTGTTTCTAACGCACTTCCATCACCCCAGTTGATAATAAACTGATTTGCGTTGCCAGAAGAGGTGATAGTTAAAGTGACTGTTAGTGTTGCAGCACCTGAACTTGAATCTGCTGTAAATCCAACATCTGTTACAGCAGTATTCTTAATGATATTGAATGCTACTTCATTCAAGTCATCAATACTATTAACAATCGTTGATGCTGTTGTAAATGTATTAAGTGCTCCAGATGTGGTTAAACTCCCATCACTTGCGGATCCTAACTTAAGATCTCCACCTGTTCCATAGTAGTTGTTTGCTGTGACGATACCAACGTTGAGTATGGCATCATTCGTAGAATCAGCAGTAGGACCACCTGTTGTTCCTACACCAACGTTTCCACTAGAGTCAATAGAAACTCTAACGCTACTTCCTGTCAGGAACTCAAGCGAGTCCTCATCTTGACCAGCAGAAGATTCTGCTCTTATGAAAGTATCACCGTCTACGTCCTTTACTCCACCAAGAGATCCCCATGCGTTACCAGCACCATACCCCTCAAATTGAGATAAGGTTGTGTTATATCTGATTTGACCAAGAACACCACTCAATCTTTGAGCAGTTGTTCCTTTTGGAATCTGAATAGAACCAGTGCTACTTAATACCGTATTTCCAGCAATGGCGACATTTCTACTAACTGATAAATCTCTAGTAACAGTTAAGTCTTGACCGATTGTTACATCATCAGGTAGACTTATGGTTACCGTATTATTTGTGACTGCAGTAACAACTTCGTTTGAAGTTCCACTAAAGGTCAGATTATCTGAAAGAAGCGCAACAGCATCAGATCCTGAGTCACCTACAATGTTTAGCGTTGCGGCAGAATCAATAAAAGATAATGTCCCAGAACCATTCGTTGATAGAATCTGACCGTTAGTTCCATCAGATCCTGGAAAGGTGAATGTGACATCAGAACCAAGACTATTTGGTGCCTTGATTGTTATTGCACTAGTTCCATTATTAGTGCCTTCGACAAGTTTGACACCACTACCTACAGTAGCAGATCCAGTAGACCAAAATCTTCCTGATCCTACAAATTGATTATTATTTGTGGTAGAGTCAATACCAACATATAAATCGCTAGTATCTGTGGTAAAACCTGGTTCACCTGCCCTCAGTGCGGGTAGATTAGCAAGAATACCACGTTTAAACTGAATTACAGGTGCGGGCATCTCGTTTATTTACAATATATCGTTAGTATTATTTAGTCAAAATTCTCCGCCATCAATTCCTCTAAAATCAATCTTACTTATATCAAGTTCACTTTCAATTTGATCGACTAATGCTGAAGGAGTGTCAGTAGATGTAGATGCTGTTAAGGTTTGTCCTATTTTTCTTAATTCAAAGTTTCCTGTCGTTTGATTAAAGAAAACTACATCTTTATTTTTACTAGAATTTAATGACCCAAAATTAGTATTATCAAAATCTTGTAGTCTACGAACTGACATCAGAACTCACCACCATCAAGATTGTCTATCTGTAAATCACCTAAATTTAATTCACCCTCTAACTGAGTGACGAAATCATCTGGGATATCACCATCTGCTACAGTATCGGATAAGTATTCATCGGGAGATATCAAAACAAAACTATTTGATGCTGAGTCAAAACTCAGTAGATGCCCATCTACCGACGCATCCGGTGCGCCAGTGATATTTACATCAGATAATTCTTCCAGATTAGACACTGGTTTTACTGACTGAACTGATCTCGTTCTTGTGGTCTTTTTAGTTACTATTCTAGCCATGGAACGGATTTTATTTTTATTTATGAGGTAGTGATACCAGGAGTGACTAATGCCATTCCTTCAACTAGTCTTGATACTTTTCCTGCTGATGAAACTAATCTTACGTCATATACATATCTTCCTGGAGTCAAATCGACCGTCTTTCCACTTGTCATGGCAATTGCAACAGTTCCAGTATTACCAGTGATGGTAACCGAAAATGGTGTAGACGAAGAAGCGCCAGAATGTTTTTTCAGAATAGAAGAAGCAGTAAATCCTGCCAGGTTACTGGTAGTTCCATTAGCCTCAGTTGATTGGAAGGTTTCTTCAAAATCAAAACCTTGTGATATTACTATATTAAGTACTGGATTTGACATCTTCCGTTTCTAGTTATTTATCCGAATCATTCATTCCTTTTAACATCTTTGCTAAGTCTGCAGTAGATCCTACAAAGAGTGCATTATTAACTGTTGATGGTCCTTTATGAGAATCTTCCTCAACATCCTTTAATTTTTTCTGTAATTCCATTAATTTATCTGTGGCATCAGCAACATTTTTAATCAACTGTCCAGCAACCTCATATGCTCTAGGCATCTCACTTTCTTGAGCGATTTCAAGTATACCATTTATCGCCTCTTGACCTTTCTCTATAATACTATACAAATTTCCTCGTGTATAATCATAATCTTTTTTAATATCATCAGAAGTTTTTTTAATATCTTCTATTTTACTTTTGACAACTTCAGTATGAACAATGTCATCTTCAACATTAAATTCGTTATTTAAACTATCAAATTTATTTTTCATATCAGAAATAACTTCCACTGAATCCAAAATCATCGCCAACTTCTATCTGAGCATTATCGGCAGAATCTATCACAAACACTGATGCTCCGTTAAGGTGATCTGTGATTGTTGTCTTGTCATCTCCCCTTCTCACTGTCAGTTTATTACCGGTGATTGATTTAATAAAGATTTGCTCCTCATCAATATCAATATATGTGTTAGCAGATAAACCACTTGCATTTGCAACTTCAATAATTTTAGTTGTCTTATCAATATCAACAGTAAGTATGGTTGCTGCATCACCGACATAATTTTTAGTTGCTCTTGGTATTGCAGAATATGATATCTCTCTTTGTGTATTTGTGGTATCGACTCCGGTGCGATAATTGATAGTAGACTTCTTGATAATATCTTTGGATGCAGAAGAAACAGGACCAAAAAGGTAAGTCTTAGCAGTAAATCTTAGAGTATAAAGTAAAACTCTTCTGGAAGAAAAATCTCCTTCATAGTCGTCTTGCATTGTGATGTTCTCTAAAACAATCGGAACATCTCTTTTTTCTTTTATAGTTTCTACTAGTTCGATTGTGAGATTATATGCTGGTTGAAAATATGGAAGAATCTGTTCAACTATTTGAAGTGCATCATCATTAAGTTTAGTCATGACGCTCAATTCAAACTGCATATTATAAGGAACTGGCATATATGCCTTCTTTACTTCAGTTCCAGTATCTTTATCTTTTGCTAAAAAGGTTTGGGTGGTTGTTACTTTTCTGCCTGGATCATATGTCAGTCCCGTAAACTCGAACGACATTCTAGGTAGCGATAAAGAAGTAGATTTATTTAAATCTGGCGATTGTTCTAATCTCGCTAAGAATTTCTGTGTTGGTCCATATGCTAATGGAACTCTGACAACATTTACAACGCTATCACTTGTATTTGTTTGTCTAATCTCGATAGAATTGAATAGAGTACCAAACGAAATAATCGTTCTCCTCAAAATTTCGTTGTAAAAATATTCAAACATTGCTAAAACCTAAAATATCTTGAAGAAGATATTTTTATTTAGGGAATTCCAAAGGGATTACGTTCGGAGAAGTCAATTATCTTATCTGCTTCCGTTTCTATATCAAAATTATCAGCATATGGATCGTTGTCTGGTTCTTTGTCAATAACTCTTAGAATATGAGATGCACTTGATACCGATCCAACTATAGTTTCTCCCACAATAAATGTACCATCAACATTTCCTACTTCAAGAACATTGGTTGAATTTGTCCAGATACGTACTCTTGCTGTTGTTCCACTAGTAGAACCCGTGATAGTTTCATTAAATATAAACTCTCCAGTTGATCCAATATGAGGATTTCCAATAGTTATTGTTGGTGCCGCACTATACCCAGCACCTGCTTCCATAAATCGTATTTCAGTAATAGTTCCAGCAGCACTAACTATTGCTGTTGCGGCAGCTGATACAGTAGTCACTCCACTTAAGAAGTTTTCATTACTAAAAGTAATTTCTGGCGGCACAGTGTATCCCCCACCACCATCCGTAACAGTTATAATTCCAACAACACCATCTCCAATGATTGAAGTAGCAGCTGCTCCAGTTCCTGTTCTTCCACTAGTCTTTTTGAATTTGACCTTAGGTGGTTCAATATATCCACGACCTGGATTTACAACATCTAATTGTTGAACTGATTGTGCTCCTGGATTTGCATTAAGATTGCAAAAATTAATTCCACCAATCATCTTGGTCACTGACCCTATTCCAATTATTCCACCTGAAGGAACATTAGAGAGTGTGACAGATGGGATAGAAAGATATCCAGCTCCTCTATTTGATATAACAAAACTTCTAACTCCACCATTCTGAGGATTTCCAGCAATAGCAGTTGCTGTAACTCCAACTCCAATCATAGTGAGTGTCTGAGTCGGTCCAATAATTGTAGAAATATTATCATCAGTCAAACCATCAGATTCTCCACCAATTAATACATCATCTATTTCATCATTACCAGTATCAATAACCTCGTCTTCATATCGGAACAACTCACAAGTTAGTTCATAAACATAATTTTTTCTCAGTTGATAGAATGGTTTTTCGTGTTCTACAAATTTTATTTCAAATAACCTATCACCAAGTGGAAAGTAAATTAGATCACCCTCTTTTGGTCTTGTAGTTAACTTCATATTTTCTTCAAGACTCATTAATGTTGAAATATATGTTTCAAATCTTTCCTTAGAAATTATTAAACTTATTTCCTGAGTTTGTTGAATTCCAAATTTAGATAATATTGTAGTATTATCTCCGTATCCGTCAAAATTATTAACGTATGCTTCTATAGGATACGCTTGATCGAAAGAAGATTGAATTACCTCTCTTATTACACTAGATTCCGTAAGATATTTACGGGGCATATAATGTACTTCTACCCCATATATCTTTAGTTGCTCGTTAATAAGATCCTGTACAAGACTTTGTTCTCCCTGAGAACCTTGTAAGAAAAAAGGATTGAGTACCATTATCCTATCATGTCAAAAGGTGGTAGTTCATAGGTATTCGACATTACCTCTTTAATCTTATCTAATTCTTTTTCTGCGTCATCATATATTTGTCTACCATTTAACTCAACTCCACCTGGTAGTTTGACTCCTTGGAACTTAATTAAATTTTGACCCCATTGCCTTTTAATAAGTGCAGTCAGATAACGCTTTAAAAAAGCATCATTATATACTCTCGGAAAATCATTAGGGTCAACGAGTCTATAGCAATCGATTACAATATAATCATCTACATTAACACTAGCCCAGTCTATATCCAAATAAAGTCTATCTTGTCTAATATTAAATCTAATTTGTTTTTGTGTGGTCAAAGCAAAATCAATATCTTCAAGATATCTCTTTGTCATTGCATAGGTGAGTATTTCAGTTGATCCGAAGTAGTAAATATCATTCAAGAATAATTGATATTTAATACTAAACATATTATTTGCTGCGGTATTCGCACCACTAAAATGAAATATCTTTGTAACTCCCAATACTTCTGGAGGAACTTGAAGATAATTACTATTTTCTTCGAATGAAAATGTAGTAGAAACGCCGACTGTTGATGTAGCAGTTGTTGTTACAATTCCAATTGGATTTGATCCACCTCTACCTCTTCCCCTATCAATATCATCTTGAGTGATCTTATACTTCAAGAATGTATTTGTCGTTCCATCATAATCACGCTCTTGAAATAACTGAAGTGCATCATCAACTAGGTCATCAAGCTGCTCATCAGCAACATTAATCTCCAATACAGGAGCACCCAATTGCCTCTTACAGTAATCAATTAATTCCGATCTACTTGCTGGTTTTGCCATTTATTCACAAGTTTCCTAAGTGTATTTAGTCGCCGTAAGATAATCCAATAGATTGCATTGTTTCTTGTTGCTTATAATAAAGTTTGCAGAATGCCTTCGCAATATTCTGAAGTTCCCGTATATCTTTACAAGAATCTATCGTAGAGGCATACTTTGTATATTCGAAACTTTTTGAAAGATTGTTCAATTGAATTTCATTTGGATCCATTGACTAACTCCTTTAGTAAAGACTTGATGTCATTGATGTCGTTTTTCATACTAGCAACCTCATCCTCTATATTCTGTATCTTTTCATTCTTTTTGTTCTTTGATTCTCTGGTTGCCATATATTGATCATACTCCACATTATTGACATTTACAATATTGTTAGTATTAGGATCTCTTGCGAGATCCTTATGCCCTTTGACCGTGTAGATGTCCATATTATGCTAATGCCAGTACTCTCAAGTCTCTCATTCTAGGAACAAAAATTTGACTTGTCGATGTCATCACAATTTTTATTCTATATGTTCTAAATGTGGGAAGTCTATCTACTTCAAAGACATACTCTTTAAAGTGACAATCAGTATATCCAAATCCATCTCTATTGGAATGGCTAACAAGTTTATTTGATCTTCCGTCATTATCTTTTTCATCAATTACAAATCCTCTAGAATCAATATTTAAGTATCCAGGGAATGGTGTGAATACTGGTTCAGATCCAGAATCATCACTTATTGCATAGAATGCTCTAATATCGGCAGTTGCGCCTATATGAGCATCTAACATTACCTTCAGAGAACTTGCTGGATTTTCAATACCAATTTCTTTCGAAATATACTGACATGCTGTTGGATCGGTTCCAACAGTATTTACTCTTGAATCGGTAGCATAATCAGAAATCACACTATTAATTCTATTGGATGTTGTAATAATATTACATCTTTGAAGTTCAATTTGTGGAGATAGTTTTGTGTTAGTGGTATTGAGGAATATTCTCATTTGAAGAGATTTATTACCTTCAATAAAATCGAGTTTTCTATCCTCATTTACTTTGGAGAATAATGCTCTTGGAGAATCAAGATAGTTATTAGCATTAAGGGTTACATCCTCAAAACCATTGTTTACATATGGTATTTCAGTTCCACTTATACTTTGTGATGTAATTGTTCTAATTTGTCCAGAGATAGAAGTCCCTTCAACAGCAATATTATGTATGGATGGTTTAATCATCTCAAATGGTATATTCTGAGTTGCACTAACTGTTTCACCACCTGTAGATTTACTACCACTAATAAAGAGTTTGGGATACGATAGTCCAGTGGACCTATCTGCATTATTGTTTATACCTAAAGATCCATATTTTTGACTCATATCTAATCTGATATGATAAGAATCTAACGCAATCGGATCTAAGACAGAAACATCTTGTAAATCATGAGTTTTATTAACCCTAGACAAATTAACACCACCAAGTTCGTACTTATACACAGGTGTGTCAATAGGATATGATTTGATCAGGGTATTATTAATACCTCTTGTGATATTACCACCAACAGAAGAACTAGTTGTACTAGTATATTCAATAACTTCATCTCCAATCAATAATAATCCAGTGTTAGTTGTTCCTATTCCGACATTTTCAAATGTACTAAAGATCGATCCATCTGATACTTGAATTGGGTCTGTAGATGAAACACTATAAGGCGAAGTTAATTTCACCGGTTTAATATCTGGCAAGACACCAGTAATTCTTACAAAGTTATCAGCAAAGTACATTCCATGATTTTTATGGTTTACTTTTATATGTAAACCATCGCTTATACTTGTTATTCCAGTGGATGGTATGATAACATCACCACCAAAAGCACCTCCATTAAATGTTCCACTATTAAGTTCTCTTGCCACACCATTAGCATCAAAGAAACTGATAGTTCCTGCTGCACCGGTAATAAATTCTCCCTGAACATTATCGAGAAGTAATTGTGATGTATGTCCGATTGACGTTAAAGTAAATCTAGCATTTCTTCCAATACTAGCTTCACCAATCGCACTAATGGAAAGAACATCACCAACTTGATATCCATTTCCTCCATTACCAGTAATTGTCGCTGCCACTGCAACACCATTTGCTATACTTACTTCAGCAGTTGCACCAGAACCGTCACCTGTAACTGTGACAAGACTTACATCTGAGAAAGTATTAGATCCATCTCCAGGAGTATATCCAATACCTGGATTTGTTATAGATAGAGTCCCAGTAGCACTTGCTGCAACACCAACTAAATCTCCTGTGGCATTACTTCCTGCCTGAAAGAATGTATTACCAAGTTCATATCTATTATCCGCGAGAGTCGTTCCTAGACCAACACGAATTTGATTGGATATTACATTCAGAGGATTGTTTAATAAAGTAGCAATTTGCTTATTACCTCCAGATAACTCTGGACTGTAAAGATCAATAGATCCAGATTCTACAAACTCTGCCCTATACATGGTAAACTTAAGGTCTTCCCACTGACTCGCTTCCCATGTTGATGCATTTTGGGATTTGAATAGGGATCCTAGTGTTGGTTGATTGGATATAAAGGTATCCGAGAGAATATCATTTTCTCCAACTCTTGAAATGTAAACACTATATTTTGTTGAGTTTGAAATCAAACAAATTGCATATTCATTTCCACCTTCAAGATACACTGGTGCTGCAAATTCAAATGTCGTTGATACAGACCCATCAGTTGATGTAAAAACATCTTCTGGATACAAGATAACTTCAGAAAGATCAAAATATTTTGCAGTCGGAAAACCATCTTTCATGGTTCTAATTTGGAATCTTATAGGAGTATTCCCGTCATCTTTAGTTCTAAAGAATACATCACACTTAGTTACGAATACTCCTGTAGCATCCTTAACTTCAAATGATTGTGCTAATGGATCATAATATCCAGTAATTTCTTCGCTGACATCTGCTTGACCAATATTTCTAGATGAAACTATCTCTGTTCCAATAGTTCTATTAATTACTTCACTCTGGAAGAGTTTCTTAGATTCTACTCTAGCATTTCTAATTGAAAGTATTTGATCCTGTAGGGTCTCCAGAAGACCAGAAGTAGCATATGCTTCCTCTGCGACAGTAGTAGCAGCGTTCTGGTCATTATCTGGATTATTTGTCAAAGTAAATACATTTGTTCCAGTTTCAAAAGTAGGATTATCTCTATTACGAGATTCTGGAATATAGAAACTACCACCAAGTGCTGAAGAATTATCAGATATTAATCTAAGATTTACTACCTCTGCTGTAGCACCACTACTGACTCCTTTCAGAGTCATACCTGGTGTTACATATCCATAATACTCACCTTGTGGTTGATTTGAAAGTGAATATGTATCTACGTTTAGTATCGTAGAAGTTGACGAATAGTTAGCAGGTATTAAACCACCAGGCACATATGGATTATCGGAGTATATTTCGTCTGGTGCATTATAATCGCCTCTTCTATGATTAGATTGTGCTACTCTAAATCTTATAGAGCGTTCAGAATCTGCAGAAGTATATAAAGAAGTTGTACCTATAACTCTTTCACCAACTTCAAAAGTTCCTGATGCCATTCTAATTTCAAGGAGTTTGGGTATGCAAAAATTAGTTACATCTCTACCGTCAAAGAAGGCGTAAATTCTAGTACTTGGTTTTAAGTTGGTAGCATAGAACTCAATATTTCTAGAGCGAACTGTTTTAACTACTTCTGTACTAACAACTTTATCACCAACACTTACATTTTCAAATTCTTCGACAATATAGTGTTGTACACCAGTTCTGGTTTCATTTCCAGATTCTATAGTGGTCTGGAAATCTTCTTCAACGACTTGAGTTGTTGTTTGACGTATCCACTGTGCTGGAGTTGTGGATGGATCTCCATTTATCCATCCTCCACGACCAAAAGTGACTGGATCTGATTCATCATTTCTTTGAATAGATTCAATTTCATAAGTATACGTTCCAGACCAATCATTCTCCCAAGAATTCCATATCTCTCCAGAGAAACCGGTTTGTGGATCAATACCAAACTGCTGCTCTGCAGCAGCTAATGCCATTGCATAGTTACCCATCGTATCAATAGTCTTTGCAGATATTTTGGTTTGATCAATCCAAGTATCTGAAGATGGCGTGAGTATTATAGTCCCCTGCCAGAAACTAATTAAAAAAGGTGTAACACTCTCAGTTCTAGTTGCAAAACTCTGTTCAATATAAACTTCATCAGAGTGCTCTAAACTAATAATATCACTTTGTTTTCTTACGTTTATACCTTCAATAGGGGATGTTCTCTTATCTTCATTTTCGTCAACATCAACGACTGGTCCAGTTTGAAGGTCAACTGAGGTTGTAAAATGTTTTGCTCTTAAATGCTTATGAATTTGATCAATTGAATTTTTTTTCTCCAATCCAGTTTCCTGGGTCTTAAATGAGGTGAAGTTATCAACAAAGAAACCAGATTTAAATCTATTAGTTCCATTTTCATCCAATACAAGCATATTTGCCGTATTAGTTTCAAGCAAAGAAAGTTGTGTGTAATATTCAAGATTCTTGATTCTATCTTCAAGTTTCTTAATATCCTTCATCTGAAATCTCTTATATTTCAGGAATTTAATAGATGCTTGTTCTACATTATGGAGATATGGTGGATATGTTATTTCTGCAATCTCTATCGCATTATCGACGGGTTCTGGTCTTGATCTTACAGGATCATCGGATGGGACTCCAAACTTAAACTGGAATTTCCCATCTTTGTGTAAGAACAGCCTATCTATTCTAGACTGGAAATAAGAGTAATCTAAAAAGATATTTTCGTTGGACGCTAAAATATTTGGAACTGAACTTCCAACAGAATTAAAACTTCTACCCAAAAACTCTAGCGGTGATCTAGAGTTTTCTGATATAGAATGATCACTTACTCTTGGTCTTAGATCTATTAAATCTGTATTTAAAACTCCTTTTATACCCTTAACTTCTGTAGAATAATTAAAATTATTGTACGATTCTACAGTTACGATATCTCCATCATCCGTTGAATCAAAAGATGCACTCTTAAAATAAATCTTAATCTTATTAGATGGAGAATCAAAATCATCTTTTCTTCTTAGCGTTCCAAAATCAAAGAAGGTGTCTTTCTGTCCAGCATTAAATGTGTAGTTGATTGTTAGATCAAATGCTGTCGTAGTTAAATTACTAACCACTCCTTGTATCCCAGTTTCCTGAAAAATTACTGTTTCTCCCTCAACAAATCCAAAATTATTTTTTGCAAGATATCGAATAGTGGAAGTATCCACAAATTCTCCATACACAGCAACTGCTCCACTACTTTGCCCAACAAAAAGTTCTCCAAGAGTGACATCAGTAGTCGTTCCAGATACACCATTTATCTGAGCGAGTGACATTTGTGGTGCTCCAAATGAATCATTACTTAAAGTTGGATCAGAAGACTCATAAATCCCATGAATTTCAATAATATCCGGAGTATTTAATGAGATCAACTTGTCTTGAACTCTTGTTCCAAAAGCGTAATTTCCATAATCCAATCCATCATTTATAGTTGTAGACCCGATACCAGATGCTGGGTTGGTTGATTTATCTACAACTAAACTTCTTGCAGCGTTAACTAATTTTCTCTTAGATTTTACTTTAGATTTAGATACTGTTACAATCAATCTTGCACCAGTATCATCTGCTCCTAAATTTCTTATTCTTATAACTTTTCCATCAGAAGCAAATGCAATTTTATCTCCTGTTAGAGGTTCAGTTACTCCATTGGATCTTATAAGTGAATATCTAGTGCTTGTGAATGGCAGATAAACTTCTCCCTCGGGTAAAGTCGTATCAGTTATACTCACTGACGACAATTGTCCGTTACTAATACTAACAGTAAAAGTTTTTCTGATTGTAAGAGTTGCATCAGTTAGATCGACAGAAGCAATATGTTCTTTTGGGAACTTGGTGTATAGTGTATTATCAGAAGATGTGTCAAGATTAGTTGTTACAAGTTCAAAATCAGTAACTGTTGTTAAAGAACTTAAATCTAGTCTATCACATACTCCAGGAACACTAATACCTTGACTAATCGTAATGCTATCAGTTCCAACTCCAGAAACCTTTGCTAAAACTTTATCATTACTCGTGCTATTAGTTTGAGTGAATCTTACAAGATTTCCTTCTTTAAATATGCCAGGAATAGTGGGACTTGTACTTCTCACGATACTATTTCCACCACTTGTGGCAGTAATCGTCACGATACCTACATTAGATAAAGATGACTGAACTACATTTGCACTAAAAGTATTGATACCAACTCTATTATCTCCCAAAGCAGATGCACCAACGCCAAAATCACCGAACAACGATTTGGCGTCAGATATGCTATGCGAAGTAATTGCTACAGCGACTCTGCTCTCGGCAATTTTATCAAAAGAAGTCCCACTTCTAAAAATAAGTTTTTCATCTTTTAAAAATTCACCTTTTTTATCATAAACAGTTATTGCTGTGCCAACATTTATAGAGCTTCTTAAAAATGCTGTTGCGCCACTACTATCACCCTCAACATATGCTGGTATGGATAACGTTACATTTTGATTAACTACAATTTCTGTAAATGGTTGAACATCAAATAAAGACATTCCCCACTCATTTGTATTCGGCAATGAAGAATTATAGGAACCAGACTCTAACCTAAAATCAAAGACCCTAGCTAATCCCACTTCTTTCCCTGATGCAACTTGGGGATTGGATCCAACCCTGTCACTTCTAAGACTGACAATAAAAGTATTTCCAACACCAACCGTTGGAGTTCTGAAAACACTGTTCAACTTTAAAGTTGGACCAGTATTATACTCTATGAACTGATCTTCAACTGTCTTTGTGGTTCTTGGTTTAGGTACATCGATGAAAGTTGGTGCAATAGTTTCTATCTCATATCCTCGCACATACGCTTTACCTGGGGATATTCTGCACAGTGCCAGGTCATTTGATGGTGTTCCTCCACTATATGTAAATTGTCCTGCTTGAAATACTCCTTGATTTCCCCTACTATTGTTAAGTGAGTTGACAATAGAAACATTAAACGGTTTGACAATATAATGACCACTTTCATCATAAGTTCTTCTAGCAAGAACATCGGTAAGATCATCGTAGAATACACCACCATTTCCTCTAGCAGCACTACCTCTTCTAGTTTGAGATGTCTTTAAATTACCATTTTCGATTGTTGCTAATTCAATAAAGTTATCATCATTTATATCGGTAAGTGATTTTTTAAATAAACCAACCGACATCCGTAATCTGTCAGCACCTGGTGCTCCATAGTTGTTAAATCCTTGAGAATTATCATTTAACGATTCGTCTGCATTAGAATTGACAATTTCCTCATTTATAAACAGACCAACTCTATAACTTGGAGTATTGCTATACTGATCTAAGATCAATGATTCTTTATTAACGTTAATAAAATGCCCACGTATAAAGTATACACCAGAATCAATCTGAAAAACGGAACCTGTTGCAGCTGCGCCGTTAATAATGGTTGTTGCGAATGGAGTGCCGGGTTCAATGGTTGAGTTGCCAAAGAGTCCAGAGGATATAATCTGATTAGATGATAATTCCTCTCCATCAAAAAAAGTTTGAGTTGTATTATCGGCAGTTGACGATCCCACGTATGCCACATAAAGAGTTAAATTACCTCTCTCAGAGTCCGCAGAAAATAATACATTATCAACTGTTGCAGTTACTCCTGAAGTTTGTCCTGAGATTGTGGATCCTATTAATTGACTTGCATACGCTTCTACAGGAACTCCTTGGAATGTTCTAGATAACTGCACTGCATAATATAACTGCGAATATCCAGTATTTCCCGGAATGACCTTAGCACCTTCTTTGAAAAAGTGTTGACCAAACTTTTCAACTTGATTTTGTAAAATAGATTGTAATGTAGTTAATTCTCTAGCCTGAACTGGATATCCAGGCTTGAATAATACTTTTTGATACTCGTTTGCCGGATCAAAATCGTCAAAATATGGCGCTACATTTAAATTCGTTTGCTGTGGCATAATTCTTTAGAACTGCAAAATAACTTTTATGTCTTCTTTTTGATTCGACGAGCGCGTGATAGCTGGTCTGTTATCTACATAAATGATGTTACCTGAATGTTGTTTTACTTCTGGAGCAGCAACACCACTACTGAAATTCATCCCAAGGTAATACGTACGATTATTTATCGTGGTTTTGTTATCGTTAAATGCTTGATCGATTGATAACTGAAGTCCAACGGTAGGGATAATAGAAACATTTCCTCCAGTTTCTGGACTACCAGAAAATTCATTTAATTGAAATCCATAGTCTGAACTTGTTTCTCTGTTTCCATTGACATCAAAACCATGGTTATTCCTATTCTGCCATAGTTTTAATACTCCAGTATTTTGATCATAATTAATAACCCTACCTACAGAAGTTTTTCCCGTCCCAACTAATTGGGTTACCTCTGAATCAACATCAAATATTGCTTCACTGTATCCAATTCCAGTTAGTTTTAGAGCACTAACAGCACTTGCTTTATCTAATGCTAAAACTGATCCTCCTGCTGATTGTGGATTTTGTACAATACCAATTCTAGCAAATTGATTTCCCGTGATGAAATCTGGATTTTCATTATCACTTTCAATCCTTGAATACATTAAAATATTATATGCTCCCAGTTCTCGATATATATCTGCTCCATGACCTCCTTGTGGAGTAATAATTACATCAAATTCTGGTCTTGTTGTTCCTTCTGGAATACCTGCTGCAGAAAAGTTAACCGTTCCAAAGGTGTATCCAGAACCTTGTTCTGATATCAGAACAGACTCTACTCTAGAATCTCCATCAATTGTTATCGAGCATTCCGCTCCAACTCCATCTCCCTCAATAGGAACGCTACTGTAAGTAACATTGGCAGTCCCTAATCCTACACCACGATTTTTAATTGTAACGATTTTAATTGAACCGTCAACAGCATTATCTCTGACTAATGAAACATCATTATCAGTTTCCCAATTTTGTGGGACTGGCATAAATTCTGTCGAATCGAATTTAATAATATCTGCTGGTTTTATAGTATAAAGGTATTTCCAAATGTAACCGTCTCCGCTTGTTCCTGCAGATCTAGGTTCTAAATCAATAAAAGTTGGTTCATCTAAAGATGGTTTACCATTTGGAGTTTCTGGATTAGATCCATTTTGTAGACATACATAAACTCTAAAATCGCTGTTGATTACATAGAAAGTAGATGAATATAAGTTTGTTGAACCAGATACAGGAGCAGTATTTGACCTACTATAATTATGCCTATACATATCATAAGAATTTCCCGAAGACCAAACTCTTTTGGGAACCACTTGTCGCACATCAGTGGTGTTTATTCTTTTCATAGCAATCATACTATCCCAATAATCATTTTCCTGATCAAAATTATCTTTTGGTGATGGAGGATCTTGATTCCAAGTAGAAGAGTACTCAAGAGGATTTGGCAGTCCAACAAAAGAATAGTAGGAATTGTTGGCATTAGCAATTCCTGCAACAAAATTCTTTGCGTTTAATATTCTAATCTGATCAGTTATGATTGCAGCCATTTTTATAGACTTTTTCCTTTATTTATTAGGTGTAATTAGTAGATTTTTTGAATCTAACATATCTAGTTCTAACTAGTTTTGTGGAAGTTGATATACCACTATTACCATCTGATCCAATACCGGACATAGTTTGTGCCGGATATGCCAGATTTTTACTTCTTCCACTCAAAACAACTTTACCCCAGGAGAAGTTTCCGATAAATGATGCAGTTGTTATACCAATGGTTACTCCTGCCCCTGTTGGATGACTTGTAGTATTAACAGTAACTCTTGTAACTTGAGTTGAAACTCCAGCGATACTCTTGCTTACATACTGAACAGAATTTGCTACGTAAACTCCATCCAAATTATCTTTAGTTATTCCTACAATAGTAGAATTATCATTAGATAAAGATGTGATACTCGTGCTAGCAGATCCAATATTTGATCCACTAATTGTAAAGTAATCACCTGCAGATAATCCACTAAGAGTAACAGCAGTACCAACGATATTTACATCTCTAAGTTTAGAATTATATGGAATATGTAAATCAAAGATCAATTGAGTTGTTGCAGCACCTACAAATTGTGTTCCAAATCCAACTATAATACCAGAGTCGCCGGTATACGTATCAACATTATTTTCCTCAGTTGTATATGTCGGTTCGCCAATGATTACTGATGGAGGATCAGTGTATCCCATACCACCATTAGTAACAATGATTTGTGAAACTGTTCCCTCAGAATTAATTGTCGCGGAAGCAATTGCCGTACTTGTTGCTCCCACTCCAACACCTGTTGTGCTTGCTATACTTACGCCAGGAGTTGTGGAATAACCAACACCGCCATTAGTTATAGTTACTGAACTAATTGTGCCTCCAGTGGAAACTACTGCGGTTGCAGAAGCTCCTACTGTAACATGCGTTGGAATGATAGTAACTTTCTTTTGAATACCCGCACGTATATTAAGATCAGGATGTTCAATTACGTTATCAAATAGTGGTCTTAATCTATCAACATATATTAAAGTAATTCCTATTCCTACGGGACTTATAATATTAGCAACAGGACTAATTATAGGTTCATAAATCTCTCTATCTTTTGTCACCTCGCGACCATTAATCAATTTGTCTTCAGTTTGTCTGCACCAAGTAATAGGTCTCTCTAATTCTTGATCATCAGTTAATCCTGGACCAAAATATGGATTTGTTTTAACTGCATCAATAGAAACAGTAGTATTTACGGTTCTAACATTTTGTTGTAAGGTTTGGTTTTGATTTCTCTCTTGATCAAAGTTTAAAGTTACTTCGTCACCAAGTTTAAGTGTCTCAATTACTTCTCTATCAATGACATCCAGATCATCCCCACTTCCTTTATAAAAAATAATTTTAATATCATCACCAACTCTAGGTGGTTCTGAAAATATAATTCTTGAACCACCTGGGAACCTATAAGAATCACCGGGAACTTGAAGAATATTATTAATGAATACGATAAGAACTTGGTCAAGATCAATTTTTGATCCTTTCTTCTTATTAATTGAAACCAAGTTACCAGCTTTAATAAGTGGGAAATCTAATCTCTTCCCATCAGGGTATTCACTTATATCATCAAAATTGTCTAAAACACCAACAGACCATCCAGTAAATTCATCATAATGAACTTTATCGATGATAATTTGAAACTCGTCTCCACTGAATTGAGATGTGGTGAGTATTCCAGTTTGACCTCCAGTAGGAATAGTTAATATTTCTCCCTGTTCGTACCCATATCCAGTATTCTTTAATTTAAAACTAATAACACTTGATCCTTGCCCAACAACAATATCAGCAACAGCACCAATACCGCTACCAATTCCGGTTGATGCAGCACTATATGTTAGAGCAATTCCAGAGTAAGATAGAGGTTCATCAATAACAACAAATGGCGGATTTGTATGAGTATACCCAACTCCAGGATTAGTAATTGCTATACTTACAATATTGCCATCATTGTTAATAACAGCTGTTCCTATGGACACAAAATTACCGCTTCCTAGAGATGAAGTTCCTACACTAACATTAACGGTTTGAACTCCAACTCTATAACCAGATCCACTACTTCCTATAGAAACGGAGGAGATTGTCCCTACCCCAGATACAATCGCAGTTCCACCTGCGCCAATAAGAGGTTGATAACCAAATCCTGTAGTTGATCCCACAGAAAGGATCATACCGCCTCGTGGTAACGTAGATATTCCAACATCATTCCTTAAATCTCTAGCAGTTCCAACAAACGAAACAGTAGTTATACCGGATGATTCAATTAATTCATAATTATTTTCATTTCCGACTGTTTGGAATATATCATTTACTAAAGCGAGTATTCCCTCATTAGATATTCCGGCAATATTCGTGTTTTGAGATTTTATAGTAAAGTTATTCTTTACTCCATCAAACTGTTTTGATATGTCATCAATAACCACATTTCTGTAATATGGTTCATTTGAACTTTGGGGAACACCACTTCTTGTGAATACTCTTCCTTGGAAACTACTCTGAGCATCACCAGTCGTTGCCGCATTTCCAAAAGGAGCATCAGCAAAATTGAGTGTATTATCGACAATATTATAATTACCGAGAATTTTAGTAACTAAAGCACCTGTTGAGAATCCTGACAATGGCGTTCCTAACCAAGATCTACGCACTCTCAGTGAATTTGTAGCACCCACACCAATACCTTCGATTTTAACGATTTCATTATCAATCTTAAGTAAATCCCCGCCAGTCAGGTCATCTATAGTACTTATTTTAATTATATCGTCCGTAGTCACAACACTTTGAATTAAAGTTGTTGTAACCGCAGTGGATACTACAGGAGATTGTATAATATTATCAAGAGCAATCAATACTTTTGGATTTTGATTAGTTGCTATAAATTTATGCGAGTTGCCAACTCCAACAGATGTAAATGTTAAAACGGAAGGAACTGCCTTCAATGCGTTCTCAGCACTTCTTGCTAGCTGAATTGTCTCATCATCAACTTTAACAACAAATAGACCTTCATCTGGTATGAAACTTGTAGTTATTCCCGTTTCGGGGAAAGTAGTCAATCCAATTCCTATTTTATCTGTAGTTGATAATCCAGCAGAATTATACCTTACTCTTTCACCAGTAACAAAGAAATGATCTGGAATTGTAATCGTGTCGCCAACTAATTTTACGATAGTGGAGTCACTACCATCAAATATTTTTTCAAAAACTGGACTGAATACATGCTTTATTGGGAAAGATCTCTTTACATCTCGGTCAGTGCCGGTATATTTCGTAAATGACGTTGAGTAAGTTCCGTTATTAAAATTAATAAAATCTTTATTATCATCCTCAACTCTTAAGGCATTCATATAGACATGAACGTTAACATTGATATTTGGTTCTGGTGTAAATAAAATCTCAGTTGTAGCTGCGATACCAACTCCATCAGTAACTATTCTGCTGCCAAAAGTTCCGAGACCGCTGTGTGTCCTCACATTTGCAAATTCAGTATCAAAAGTTTGATTAATTAATACTCCTTCAACATGATCATCAACTACTATATGCTCTAAGAACTCATACCTATCATTAGTGGTATCATGAAGTTGAATCAAACAATATGATGAATCATACCTATCAACTTCTTGTGAAATGTGACTTGGATACTGACCAATAACATTTTCAGTTGGAGATCCAGATGAAGAAATTTGAGTTATTCTAGACTCAAGTCTAGCGTGCTTCATATCTACAGTTGATATACCAGAAGATGAGGTAGATAGTCCAACAACAATAGTGTTAACTACAGAAGTTGTTCCAATACCAACTTCTGGATGGAAATCTACTTTGAGATTATTTCCATCAAGATATGCATTATAAGTTCCAAATCCAGCAGCAGATACTTCTCCAATGGATGTTGTCAATTTGCCAAATTCTAGTAATGACACTTCATTACCATCATGGCAGATATTTAATTCTTGATATTCAAACTCTCTAGTATTAAATGTTGCGGTAGATCCAAAAGATACATTCTCAACATCAGGTGCTATAGTTACTAAAACTTTGAGTGAATGATAAGTATTTCCGATGCTAACAATATTTGTTGGTACAGATGGAACTGAAACACTATTACTTTGTATGATAGATTCACCAATAGATGTAGTTCCAATTCCAAGTAGATTGTCATCCAAATTGAAAGATAATGCACATACATCGTAATCATTTACTCTTGAATTTATTGGGAAGAATCTAAACTCTCCAACGGATCCTGAGATAGCAAAGTCAAAGGATCCTAAATCTTTCACAGAGTCTATTTTTCCATATTGATTAAGATAACCATTTGAAGCACTATCATGAATAAGAGATACGATTTCAAATTGCCTTTCTTTTACAAATCTTGTATCTTTTAAGTAAATAAAATACTTTTTACTTCTGAACTCGGATAAATTAAACGTATCTAATGCAACAAATTTTGTTGCTCTTGGAGTATTATTGAATAATGGACTTACATCATCTATAGAAACAACTCTATTTCCAACAGACTCACTAAAATCAGAGAGAATTTTGCTCTTAAAGACTATTTCATCAGACAACACTGAAGTGTCATCAAAATTAATATTGTTTTCTCTTCCTAAGTCAAAATCGAATACACAATTTGTGTCAATATATTCATTTATTCCATAATCAATTGTCAAATCTGTTTGCGATGTTGTCAATCCAACATTAGCTGGTTGATCTATATTTCTTGATTCTATTTGGAGGTCGCTAAATTTTTTAAATCCTATGGTATGATTTGTGCTTGAAACAATATTGTCCCATTCTCCAAATGGTATCCTTGATTTTATGGAATATGAGAAGTTCTGATAATAATCATTATCCTGGACTCTTTGCAGATTATTATTCAAGAAACCAGATATAGTTTGATTTCCCTCAAAAATTTCGGTCTTTGCACCAACTTCAAAATAAGTCTCATATGACTTTACTTCAGAACTTATTGCCAACGAGTCTGAAGACAATCCTCTTATTTTATCATCAACTTTAAAAGTATCTTTAGATAAAACCCTTAGAGTTTTTGTTGTGTTATCCCAACTTTGAACCTTTCCGGTTTTATTTCCAGATACAATTTGCTCACCTGAAATAAAATCTTTACTTACTAGATCAATATCAAATATTGGAAAATATTTTTCAGGAGTTATAATTCCAGAAGATCTAATTAAATCTGCTTTTCCTGGATCTTGACCATCACTTAAATCTTCAGTAAGATTATACGATACAGTTCCAATCCCCCCGATATTTGGAGTAACTGAAGTTAGTGTGAATAACTTATACCCATAATTTTTTGAGTTAAATCCTATAAATGATGTATTAATACCAACACTTATATTTTCAATAAACACTTTATCTCCAACTGCAAATGGGAAATCATTTAGTGATGAAAAACCAGATGATAATCTTATTGTAACTTCTTTAGTCGAAGTATCATACTCTAAATTGTTAATGCCTACTCCATTATTATTTTCAATAGGTATTATTGTTGGCGTGGAGAAATTTATTCCTCTTGTATTCTGTAGAATAGTTACGGTATTATCATCTATATGATACTCTAGATCTAAATCAGACACTATTTGATTTGTCTTTCCATCAAGAGTTAAAAGTTTTGGTGCAGAGGTATAACCCTTAGCGATTGAAGATACAGTAATCGATTCTATCTTTGCTGATGAATCTAGTTTAATTATCTGAGGAAGTATGGCACTAGGTTTAAGTGTTTTGTCAGTTGGATAATCATATCCAATATCTTTAATAGAAACATTTTGAATCTTTCCAATATTTTTACTTACGCAAACGAGTTCTGCTTTAGATCCATTTAAGGAATTTACTGAGATGATGTCTGGTAAAGAATCATAATTTTTACCAGGATTGACTATTTCGACTGCAGATATTGGTCCGTTTGTGTGAGTACAGTTTGTAGTATACGATATAGATGATGACGTAGATACATATGAATTATTTTCCGGAACCTCATTTAATGAGAATTTGAAAAAATTTGTTCCGGCAACTGAAACTCTTCTAAGTCCATTATAGACACTATTTCTAACTTCTATACTACCACTTCCGATGATTTCATCATCGACCATCACTTCAGATTTTATTTTAGGTAAATTATTACTGGTAACTGGGTCGAGTTTGTAATATAGAGTTGATGGTGTTGTTTTTCCTATTGATACCGATACTTTAGAGGTGGTAGATAATCCAGATCTGTTTTCTCTATTTACATCAAACACAGAAGAGGATAGATCCGATTCCCAAAGTTTTGTATAATTTTTATCTACATAAAAATTTAACTTGAATGCAGAATACAAAGTAGATTCTTTCTCATATGCTAAAGATACATCTGAAATGTCAAACTCCAGAGTTGAATCTCTATATGCGGAGATAATAGGATTAACCAATCCTATTTCACCAAAAGTAAGACTAGTACTAGCAATACCCACGACGCTGGGATTAGTCAGTAATGAATTATAGCGATTATTTGATAGTTTAAATTTGTTAGCATCAATTTTAACGATGTAATAAATTTTATCATTTTCTAATCCCTCACACGGATCTGCAGATGAATAAATTACTTTATTTCCAGTTTCATAACCATGATCCTGTATATTAATAGTATTGTCAGTCGTATTAACTCCAATATTGGTAAAAGTTTTAATTCCTACGATAATTCTACGATTATAATCATTGAATTTAACTTTATGTGGCAATATTGTTTGAGGATTAACATTAATGAATACGTTATGCCCTTCATGGAGTAAATTATCTTGTGTGGTAGTCACTGTGACATCTTGTCTTGATGAGTCAATAGATAAATTTTTAAAATTAGTTTTAAAACTATGATTATTTCCAGTTCCAAACCCAGTAAAGAAAACTATCTCAGCAGTGTTACCAACTCCAACAAATTCTCCTGTTGTGCCAAGACTTACTTTTTGAGTTGCTATACCGATTAAATCGTTTGTAATTTTTGCAACAAATAACTCTTGACCATCTATGAAAGTAGCCGCTATTCCAACTCGCGATTTTTCATTATATGAAATTTGATCACCACCATTTGCTGAATAAGTTAAAATGTCTCCGGTCCGAAGATTATGATTCTTTAAATAAATTGTGCTAAGCTGCACAGATACACTTTTCGTTCCTGCGGTATTAAATCCTATAGAGTTTAATCCATAATTTGAAAATGTTAAAACAGATCCTATTCCAACAGCAGTTGTTCCCAATCCAACATTTTCTGAAGGATCAAAGTATATTTCTCTGTTTCTTCTAAATTCATATGTCGTATTTAATCCAACGTTTATTGTAAACCTTCTTGGATTCTCCAATAGAAGAGATCCAATAGTATGGCTTAGACCAACTGGACCATCGATTTCCCTTAAAACTCTGAATCTAGAATTAATTACATCTACATTTAAAATCTTTACTCTTTCGGTTCCAATCCCTAGAACATCATTTGGCACAATTTTCGTATTTTTTAAACTTCCTGAGACTGAGAAAAATGTAACCAAACCAGTTACAGATGTGGACCCTACTGCAATATTATTTGTAGTTCCGGTTCCAACTAATTTAAAAGTTTCGCTTGATACTCCTATTTGATATGATCCTTCAATATTTGTTGTGGTTGTAGAAACTCCAGTTATGTTTATAAAATCTAAATTATTAAAATTATGAGGAGCACTAGTTTCCACAATATACTGATTTTTTAATCTTGAAGGTATCAGTTCAGAATTGCTAAGTTTAATTGTATTATTGGTTATTGATTCTACTGATTTCCCCTTCAGTAAGGAAACTTTAGCTGCTGCTCCATTTCCTGTTGTAAATCTATTATCAAAATTTATAATATCCCCTATTTTATATAAATCTCCCTCAGTTTTTATATTGATCTCTTGTATGTTACCTAAACTTGAAGAAGAAACAACTGCGGATTCATCAGAGGTTTTAGGAAGAGGAATATACTTATATTCTAATTTTTTATCTCTTAAATTATAAGGGAACGTATTTCTGCACCACCCATTATCCTCTACTTTATAATCTTCTTGATTGGATGATTTTTCAAAATTAAATTTTATTGGTTCGGAATTATATTTGTCACCAATTATATACGGAAACTTAGGTAATCTGTAATTTTTAAACTGTGATAAATTATCAGATTGAACTGAATTTTCATCGATAGTGGCAAAATATGCATATGTTCCATTTGGATATTCTGGGGTTACACAGAATCTTCCATTATTTTTATCTAAGAAACTATCATCCTCGTATGTATAATGAGTATAATCCTCTACAAAAAATCCTAGTGGATATAAGGTGGTTGGAGGTCCATTAAGTCTATTTTGATTGAGTTTGTATCCAGACTTCATAATGGTTACCACGCCACCACTATTTGATGAATATCCATATGGTCCATAGATTGGATTTCCATCATAAGCCCAACCTATTATAGGAGAATGATCTTGGAATAAAGTTTCTTGTGAATCAACTAATTTGAGGTCGGGTTTTCCATAAAGAACTTCTCCACCTTCATTAACAGAATAAAGCATTTCTCTCAATTTTCTGGGTGCATACATGTAGTATGCCTGCAGTCCATATTTGTCGCTTGAAGACTCCCCTAATATAATATCATCTTTCAATAAGAAATTATTTTGATATAATTTTTCAAAAATGTTTATCGTCCATCGGTTTACTGTACCAGCGAATTCAAAATCAGATTCCGTATTTAAAACAAGTATTTCAGTTTCTCCTGGAATGTAACCTTCGCCAGTTTGTATAACCTTCACTTTGGTTAGTCTTCCATCTGTCAATATTGGTGTAAGTACACATCCAACTCCTGTTCCAATAACCTGCAAATCAACACTTGATACATATCCACTACCAGGATTTAAAACAATTACTTCTTTTATCTGCCCATTAGATACAACTGGTTGGACCTGTGCATTACTACCACTCTTAACTTTGATATTTGGATTTTTAATAAAATTTATTATATCACTTGTACCATAACTAGAACCCCCATCTTGTAGATGTATCGAAGATACCTCACCTCTAAAAATAGGTTGTACTTTGACACCAAAGGTTTCGGTTCCTATTGATGAAATACCAATCAAACTATCTACGGTTACATTAATTTCAGGATAATTAAAGAAATGAACTCCAGTTCCTTGAGATGTTATATTTGCATATTGATTAGTTTTATAGAAGAAGTCTTTTTCTTGAAGATTTGCAGATACTGATAATTTAAAGTTGTTCTTATCAATAACGGTAACAAAATATTCATTGCTTGTCGTTATACCGACAATTTGATTTCCACTTCCACCAAGATATTTTATAATCTCACCCGATTTATAGTCATGATCTTCAATTGTTATATTATTAGATGAAGTGCTTATACCAGAGGACAATGCAGAGCGTTTTTTATTTTCATACCCAGTTCCTCTGTCTACTATATTAATCGCACTTAATATGGATTTTTTTTGTACACATTCTAAAGAATGTCTACCTATCCCAGAACTTGTTAATACAACAGTGTTAATACCCGCTAGAGCATCACCAATATCAGTGTGTAGTTTTACAGTATTTTCATCAACTATGGAGGCATAATAATTAAAATCGGTAGATAATCCACCAACACCTTTTTGAGACCTGGTTTTGTAAACTACTTCTTCGCCACCACGGAATTTATGAAAAGTTGAAAATCCAATAGAATTATTTGTTATTGATACCTCAATATTAGATGAAAACTCCGGTGCATAAGTTATTTGTTTTGTAGATGCTAAAGCTTTAGCATTTTTTCCATTTCCACCTGTGATTGATACAACGGGAGTATCAATCAAATCAAAACCTTGATCAATTATTCTTATTTCACTAAGATTCCCATTTATCGCCAAAAATCCGGTGGCTCCAATTCCAATGTCATCACTTATATCTAATAACGGTGGATTAATTACATCAAATCCATTTCCTGAAGAAATTACATCAATTTTTTCAACTTTTCCATGTTGAATAAAATCTTTTGACTTATAATTTAAAATTTCCACACCATTTACTAAAATTCCAGTTGCTCCCGGATTTGTTTTTGTAAATTTTCCAGAATAAAGAGGTGTGGAAATTTCTCTATAAATTCTTTGTGGTTCTAAATTATTTAAACTTGAAAAAGCAGGTTCAATAGAGTTGTCAACTACAGTCTTTGATTCATTTAATTGAATAAATTTTCCAAAAAATAAATCTGATCTTGATCTTGCTAATTTAATATTATTATTATCTACTCTGTATAGAAAATATTCACCTTCACCTCCATTTTTTGCATCAAATAGTGATGAATCTATATAAATCCTTGATCTTTTTGTGCCATCGTCAGTTTCAGTTTCAACTAATCTTTTTTCTGGAGTGTAATATACTAATTCGCCAGTATAATATCCATGGTCTAGTAATTCTAAGGTATCTCCAGAAAATGTGCCACTAAATAAAACTCTATTTTTATTTGATACTATAGATTGTGATTGATATGCGGGTAAAGAGTTTGATGATACTAATAGAGAATCAGTGTATTGCTTTTTATAAACATTCTGAATATTAGCGTGAAAATTGCTTAAATATGGAAAAGTTTCCGAATTAACTTTTTTAATTGGTTTTTTTACATAATATACTAAATTAGTGTCAAGTGTTGATTCCGATTTTAAAACAACAATTATCTTTTTTGATGTAATAATATCGAGAACTTCTGCTTGAATGGTTTTTATTGAATTTTCATCAATGATTAATAAGGAATCTCCAAGTCTAATATAATGATTTTTTTCTAAAGTCAGTTCATATTTTTGTATTGATACATAATTTATCTCAGATATAAAATACTGTACAGAATTATTGTATATCCAGTTATTAAATTTAAAATTATCCTCCTCCACACCTAGTGTTTTGACAGAAATCTCATCTCCAGATTTTAAGTCAAATACATCACTTTGATTAGTAAATCCAGTTAAAATAGGTCCTAATCTAACAACTATAGAATCTGACTCCTCTTCGGATTGTGTAAATAAGAAATTTCTATCAGTTATTCCTTCACCATCAAGTAAGGGCTCAATAATATTAGTGCATCCAAGAAATTGTGTGGATGTCCTGGAAGTATATGATACAATTCCAGAAGTAGCAGTGATTCCGGTAGGATATGTGACATATAATTCACCAGAATTAGGAAATCCAATAGTAGAATCAACATCTATAATTGTTGATCCGATTGATACATCGCCAATTATATGAGTTTTTGAACTAGTGTCAAATCTACCATACGTGGATCCACTAACTCTAGAGTCCCTATTGTATCCACCATCAAAAGAAACCTTAAAATGTTTACTACTTCTACCAATTTTTTCTACATTAAAAATAGGAGTATATGCTTTTGATCCTTCAAAATCTTGAAAAATTGTTCTATTTTGTAACTCTAATGGATCACCAGTTAATTCTTCAACAACAAAGTTTGATGAGACAAGATTGAATGCATTTGATGGTGTGAATAAATTCTCTCTTGGTCTAATAATGTTTACATTTTCGCCGTATAAAACATTGAATAGGATCTTATATGATTGATCTGTTCCTTTACTTGAATAAAAATCTTTTGACTGCTTGATAAAATTGCCAACATTTAAATTTGAACTTAGATTCCTTTGAGACAACCCTGGAAGTAATTGTATTTTTGTTTTAAGTAAAAATTCTTTTAAAAAAGTGCATGTTAAATTTTCGATTGATGCACCTTTTTTATGCTCAGACGCCTCAGTAGATTTAAATACAAGATCCCCTTGATTAGAGTCTGATCTATATGATGTTACTCCACTAAATCCTCTAACACAACCAGTGAAACTAGAATCAGTTTTTCCGGTATATAATATTACCTCATCGTTTATTTTTATTAATCCATAAGAATCTGGAAATCTATCCGTTCCTAAAGGTGATTCTCTGAGATCAACATTTATTACCTCATCAAATTCATCAATATCTAATCTTAAAAATACTTCATGATTGATAGTGGTTTGCTCATCAATTTTAACATATTGATCAATATTTTGAATCAAGTCTAAAGGACCACTTTTATATTCTTGAGAATTATAATATTCTTTCAGGAATTCCCCGATCAAGGGGAACTCATTCTCAACATAGGTTGGAAGTTGATTCTTAACGATACTATTAAACTTGATTCTTGTTTCTGTCATTTTTTAAATATTAATCCTTTGAATTAGTAACCGCTACTATATCCACCGCCACCAGAAGATGGTGTTGATGTTCCCGTAGATCCCGTAGATCCTGTTGTTCCAGTTGTTCCAGTTGTGGTTGTAGTGGATGTGCTAGTTGTGTTTGAAACAGCATTAGTTGATTGTTGCCCTTGTCCAACAAATGTTGCCGTTTGTGTTCCTAATGAGTCAATTACACTATCTGAGGTTGTTATAGACGGTTCACCTGCCCTTATTAAACTACCTCCACTATAAGAAGAGGAGACAATATAATTTGATGCAGATGGATCGATTCCTGAAGCTATCTGATCTGATATCATTTCAAAAGAACTGTTATTAATATCTAGTTGCAAATAAAGATCCTGTAATCCGACAATATCATTGGAGGTTGGCGTTGCTTGAATTTCAATAACTTGTTGACCATCCTTTTCAATTCCAGATAGAATATTTACTGCATTAATTACAATAATTCCATTTACATAATCTATTCTACCAACATTAGTTCTAACAATAGTTGGATTTTGAGATCCAGCATTTGGTAATGTAAACATAAATAATGATCCAGTCAAACCATCAGAGTTTGGAATATCACTCATATATACAACTCCTTGTACGGAGGATACTCTAAATCCAGTTGTTTTAATATTAAATCCAGTAAAACTAGAAATATGCATACGATTACCAAATCCAATTTGATATTCGGCAAAGGCATTAGGAACTACTCTTAAGTCCCTTCTCATTCTTACGAGTGTAATATTAGAAGTTATTGACTCATGGCTGTCATCTATAATTTTTAAAAACTTACTATACTTGAATCTAGCACCATACTTATTTAATTCAGTTGAGTTTGAATAAGTTAAAGCATTATTTTGAACTCTTGTGGACACATCCGCAGCAGATGGAGCTAAGTTTGTATTGTAGTAAATATTTGCACTTATTTCAACGAACAAGTATTTTAGATCTAATAATTCAGGTACTATTCCCGATATTGCATATTTTTTTAATTTTAATTTTATATTTTCTTTTATTAGATTGGGTAAAAAATCACCAAATCTTGGTTTTATACTTATAAAGACTTTACCATACTGAGGTGGGTTTAATTCCTCTCCGCCAAAAACTGAAATTGATTCTGTTTCCGGATAAATCTTTGAAGGTATTAACGTTTCATAATCATCTGCAGTGACAGCTCTATTTTGAGATGCATATATGCGCGGAGCATATTTTTTCACAGAATCAACCGATTCTATTGATTCTCCACCTCTTGAACTATATTCTGTAGTTACTAAGGAAATTCCCTCATTGACGATAAACTCACTACCATCTTTAACATATGTCAATCTACCATTAAAGCGTAATTGAGACACTCCATTTCCTTCACTACCCCTACTTACAATATATTCGGTAGTGATAAAATTTTGATCTTCTAACTTTTTACCAAAAACACCATCTCCAAAGATTATCTCATATCTCTCATTGTCTATCTCTTGTATATAATATATTTTTGATTCTGATCCAACATCAAATAAACTATTATGCATAGAATATTTTGTCGATGCTGCAGATGATGAATTATTCTTAACTGATAGTCTTAAAAGTTCAGTATCAACTCCAGCGTTTGGTAATATAAACTTTTGACTTGCGTTTGAAGAATTGTATGTATAACTTTTTGTTAAAAAAGTTCCCTCATAAACTGGAATGCTATTAAAGGATGCAATATTTCTTATAACCGGAACTGTGATATCATCTAAAATACAGAATGTGCTGGATGATCCCCCAAAAGAACCTTTAGACGCTGCTACAGTCCCTTTACGGAGGGTTAGAGAGGCAGGGTGGGGTTGAATATTACTAGTATCTACAAAGAAAGTAATTGCGGATGTCGCTGCTTTTCTTGATCTGGGGATGTATCCAATATTTCTTGCTAATGCTACGACATTCTCTCTTAAAGTAGCACTATCAATAAAAACTTCATTTGCCACCATATTAGCATTGTATGAAGTAATGTATGTATTATATGCGAGTACATCTAATATCGATGATAAGTTAGAACCATCAAAATTATAATCCGTGAAGTTGGAATTCGCTTCCAAATATGCACGTAATGATTCTTTGACTTGATTGAAGTCTAGATTTGTAAAATTAACTAACGGCATTTTACCTTGTTGGTAGCAATACGAATTCTAATTGTTGTGGTGGAACATCAGCTCCGATAATATCATAATTTATAACAACATCAAATCCATTTCCATCAATATCTGGAGATGCTTTTAATTTTCTTAGTTTTACTCGTGGTTCTTGTCTTGAAATTGATTCTCTCAATTCAGATTCTATTTCAAGCGCAGTAATATCATCAATATTTTCAAAAAGTGATCCTGAAATACGAGATCCAAAGTTTGGTTGAAATGGTTTTTCGCCAGGATTGGTAAAAACGATATTTTTAATGGATCTGGCGATTGCATTTTCATTTTTGAGGACAATTAAATCCTTTGTCAGAGGATTACTCTGAAAAGTCATACTAATATCTTTAAAACCTTGACTTATCCTCTGTAAAGGCACAACAAATTGGCAATTATGTATTATTTATCAAGGTTTTTATGATTTATTGAGAGTCCAAAGGACGATCTTCTTGTGATTTATACGTGTCAATCGAATTTTCTTGCTCTTTTTCGCGTTCTTTAGACGTTTTCCAGAAATATTCGTCTTCACGACCCATTCCAAGACGCTCAAAACCGTTTTCAACTTGATAATATTGCGTTGAAACCTTAAAATCAGGCATTTTTGGTTCAACAGGCGTCAAACTATTGTCAAAAATACGCATTCTGTTGTTTGGATACAGTGCATATTGACCATTTTCAAGTTCAACTAGGTTATGAGACTTATGTTCTGCTGGATTTTCACTTGTTGCATAGTCAATTGCATCAGGATCTTGATGATAATTGTCTAAAGTGCAAATATAGGTCCCTTTTTGTGTACCAAAGTCTCTTGTATATAGTTCATAATCCATTGAACCGATAAATTGCTTCTGAACTGCAACGACACCATAGTCCATACAGTTCCAAAACTGTAAATTTGGTAAATCCATATCAGGTTTTGGTGTTTGCGGATCAGAAACAAACGCACTAATCGGTAGTTTATCATACATTGCTGCATATTCAGGCAAATATGTCTCAAAATAAAAAGTGCGCCCAGGAATCGACTTAGCCGATACCCAGACGCCTTTAATAAATTCACCATGACCTGATTGGTGGTCCGTTAGATACTCCTTACGAACCCATACTTCGACCGAGGGGAGGTTGCAAATAAGTGCTGCCATTATGAATTAATATAACTTCACCTATTTACCTTGTCCACGATATGCTTTTTTTGCTTTATTGCGAGAAGTCGCGGCATAGAGTGTATGTTGCGAGCTTCCTTGACGAGTTTTTTTCGGTTTTCCAACAACAAATCCACCACCTTTCAAAATTGCCATAATAGTTTACCTCAAATAACACGAGTTTTTTCATGACCAACTCTGATACGAGGGTCGCACCAGATCTCAAATCCCTCTTCCTTTGCATCAAGACAGAATGAGACGTCCTCACCACACATGTCCTGTACATTTCCACTCTCAAAGACTTGCATCTTAGGAGCAAACCAAGGGTATTCAAGATTCTCAAAAACACCCTTCTTAATTAACACCCAACCAAATCCTGAATAATCAACAGTAAAAGGTTTCCGACGTTTCTGAATGGATTCGACAGTTTCGTGATTCATCACTCCACCATTCTTACGAAAATCATCCTCCTCTAACCAATGTGCTACAGAAGTTGTTTGTCCATCCTCAGTGGCATACCATCCGGCAACAATCTCACGCTCTTCACCTTCTTCGGTGATTGCCATGTCACATAACTGCCAGAACTTCTCTGTGTTGAATACAATGTCACTATCAATCCATAACTGATAGTCATACTGTAACTTACCATCCCAAGGAATCTGCTTAGGTCCTCGAAGTACATTTGCTCCAAGACACTTACAGCGGGCAAAGTTTACCATGGAAGAATAATCTTGACTGATCTGAATACTCATTCCATTCTGTACCATATCAAAGCACAGTTGTACAAAGTTCTTCAGAAATACAAAAGAACATCCTCGACCTGGTAAACAAAATACAATTGTCTTACCACGCATTCTTTGCTTAATATCATCAATATCCCACTCTGCTTCTGGTTTCTTTGCAGGTGGTTTTGCTTTTACAGTAAATCCTTTAGCCATGTTGATTAATTTACTTCAGTTCAATTCTATCTCAATATGTATCACTTGTCAATATGATGCATCACCAAATTTATGTACGGTTAACTCCTCATAAGACAAATCCCCCAACTCATAATCGGTCTTCATTAAACCGACCATACCGTTGAGGGTGCTCCAAGTAATACTAAATTCTTCTTCCTTTACACTCGCAAATATACACTCATCTCTCAAATAAATGTGAAATGTTTTTTCCTTTGGGGTCATTTTTTACCTCGGGAATTTTTTTCTAGAAAATGGATTTGTAATCCGCATTATATATCACTCGCGGTTTGTCACCTCTGTAGGTTACAGGGACCCATCAATTTTATATCACGCCCGCCAACAACGAACGCCGCAATCGCGCATAACACTGTTAAATAGGACTGCTGAATAACGGAGCAGTATCAATAACTGCTCCGTTATAAGTAAAGAGAAATCAGACCGCGAATTGACCAGCGAGGCGACGCAGGTCAGCAATAGCGGCGGGATTCACATAATCCTGACCCGAGAGGTGCCCGTTAAGGGATTGGATATTGCCGGAGACCACTGCAGCGAGAACGCGGGGGCGCATGTCGTTACCCCAGCGGTTGCAACTGACTGAGAGATCGACGATACGCTTAGCGATTTCGAAGGGGGTGGCGATGAGACGGTTCTGAAAGGTCATGGGGTTGTCTGTCCTGTACTCCCACAGTCTACAGCAGCTGCACCCAAAAACCACGTCTGAAACCTGAAGAAATCCTTAAGGGTTTTGACGTCCCCGTCCGGAGGTCCATGACCGTATTCTCTTTAGTTTATCGCGCACTATTACCAACTGACAGGTTTGCTCAGATCCTCTACGTAACTGTCA